GATTTTCACCATTTGAATAAAGATGCTATATGGGCAGTTTCAACTGCGGCTTTACAGGAAGTAGATAGACAATTACAAGCTGAAAAGACGAAAGTCGCGACGTTAGAAACACAAGTCGCTAATCTATTAGCACGTGTTACCGCACTCGAAAACAATTAATTTTTTTTACCATTCTGGGAAATGTCAGAATGGTAGAAAGTTATTTACTTTCGTGATGGAAGCGTGTCCATGATTGCTAAGGCAATAACACCCGCAATAAAGAACAAAACAACATAATTACACTCTGTATCTTCTCCTCTACCAGTAGAATTTTTACGTTTCTCCTGGACTGGGACTGATACTTCTCGTGAAGGTCTCGGCCTTTCAATAGGATCTTCGTCTAATGGACAATACCCTATCATATACTATATTTTACAAATTAATTTCGACCGATTTTTTCTTTCGACCACGTTTAGCTTTGGTCTGAGTAACTTTAACTTCACGCAATTCTCCATCACCCCCTCCTTCGACATCACCTGGTGTTGGTGCCTCAGCAATATCGGAAATATCGTCATCTTCGTCATCGTCTAATACAACTGGTTCTTGAGCTGGAATACTTGTTGTGTTCATGGGTGGTGTTGGTGGCATCATAATGTTACCCATGAGACTGGAAATATCGAACCCTGGACCTTGCATTTCGTGTTTACCATCACTCGAAGGTTCTGAACCCTGTTGTGATTTTGGTACTGTATTTTGTACCGCAGACATCATGTTTTGAACAAGTCCTGGATTCTGTTTAATCACGTCATTCATGTTTGGCATGACCGATTTGAACATACTATTCGTCAAATGAAACATCATCGCTGAGCCTCCAAGCATCATAATCAGTTTGATTTCTGGGGCGACGTGCATTTTAGATCTATATTTCACGTATAATTCTTCGAATACTTCATCGTAATCGTCGACGTTTTCCATGACGTTTTCAGACCACCCGTCAAGTTGGATCTCGAATGGGTTATACTTCTTATTCATAAACTCAAGACCTGTCGTACACGCAATAAGCATACGTCTCGAAAACTTAATCGATTTGTCTACATCTATACTATATGTTATTCGTTTTACTTCGTTTCTAAGTTCGTCTACAGGGGAATAAGCATTCAAACGCTTGTTGACAGTAAACCCCTTTTTTTCCAAACGTCCAAGTTTGTTGACGAGATCCGCTTTCTCTTCGTCAACCGTCTTAAAACCTGGTGATGGTTTTTCTTCCTCCTCTTCCATCATGTATCCACCTCCTCCACCCCCGTAGTCCATATCGGGTTCGTCGTCGTATTCATGATAATCAACGGGTGCTTCTGGTGGAGGTACAGATGGTTGTGCTTGTTTATTTGGGTTAGCAAATGAGTCAATATCTTCCTGGAAAACCTGGGGTTGTGGCGCTGTAAATTGTGTTTTCATTTGAGAAATTTGTTTTTTTACAGGCTGACGTCGAGGAACATCAATTTCAATTTCGTTCATCAGGGCCTGTTCACTATCATCAAGTTTCATAACATTCGTATTTTTACGATCAAGAATAATTTCACCGTCCATTACTATTACTCTTTATATTGAAACTATTCTAATCTCTTTAACGCACTTTATAAAAAATGTTGATTCAATATAAATGAAACTTAACAACACCAACAGAAATACGATCAGAGCTATCGTCATCGTCATGGCATTATTGTGTGTTCTCACAATGTTCCGTACCAGCGGATACCAGGGTAAAGATGTCGAAATCGAAACCGTCAATACGGGTTCGCTCTTCGATATCCCATCGACCCAAGAATGTTTGGGTGATGCATACTATTCCGACAGTAAAGGTGGTGTATGCAACGGTCAAAAACTTGTTCAGGAACAAGCGGGGTATAAGATGAAGTAAAATCTCCAGTATATATAAATGGCTTTAGTGACTAGTCAATCCACTTTACCCGATTTCGAATATGAACACCATACCGTCATTCTTGATAACTTGGATCATGGTGCAGATAACACAGAATTCACACTTCATTTACCAAAACCCCTAGAAAATGTTGTCCAGGTACAATTACTTGCTGCGAGTATTAACACAAGTGGTGATGCCCAAAGGTGTATCCACATCGGTATAGAACAACTTAAAACTAATTTTTCACAACGTGGAAAAAAAGACCTCGAAGACGCTGATGATAATCACCTTAACGGTGTTTTTGGTACGATTATATGTGAACACACATTACACGCCGCGAGTGGTGGCCAAAAGGCGGTATTCTTCAGAAACGAGTACCCAATTATTCAACAATATTATAACCCAATTCGTAAACTCGATAGATTAACTTTTAATTTAGATAAACAAGATGGCACCACAGCCGCATGTGGGGATGTAATTTTTATTTTTAAATTTGTGTGTAAGAGAAGAAACGTATCCTATTAATTATTTCAGGGCGTCGTGCACTTGTATTTTTAACCTTTTCTTATTATAAATGTCATCTGGTATTGTTCAACTTATAGCAATTGGTGCTCAAGACGAACACATTATGGGCGAACCAGAAATATCTTTTTTTACGTCAACGTTTAAACGACATTCTAACTTTTCACAATCCGTTGAAAAACAAACTATTCAGGGAGATGTGAAAGCGAATTCTATGTCATCTATTCGTTTTGATCGAACAGGTGATATGTTAGGGTATACATACCTAACAATTGATAATAATACACAGGCGCTTGATATCCAGAGGTGGGATACACTCATAGATAAAGTTGAACTTCTTATTGGTGGACAGGTTATCGATACACAAGATGCGGTTTTTACCGAAAAAATAGCAATCGATACGTTTGCAACAAACGTTTCAAAAAGTGCGAATGGTACACATCCAGGTATAAGTGCTCGCTCTTATTTCTATCCATTTAGATTCTTCTTTTGTGAAGGTGCACAGTGCGCTTTACCTATAGTGGCTTTACATTACCATAACGTCGAATTACGTATACATTGGGGACCAAATGCGGGTAACTATAATTTTGAGTGTTACTCAAACTATTATTACCTCGATAACGAAGAACGTGGTAACCTTGTTTCGCGTAACCATAATTTAATTATTACACAGGTTCAAAAAAGTATTCCATCGAATGAACTTTCACAAGAATTAACATTTAACCACCCAGTCAAGTATCTTGCATCTTCGGATACAACGACCGAAGGGGCGTTAACGTCAACAACTAATAAAATAAAAGTTGAAATAAACGGTTTAGATATAGGTAATTTTAAATGGGCGAAACCACACTTTATAGACGTTATGAACTATTATCATACGAACTTTGTTACGTCCCCCGATTTTTTCTTATACTGTTTTTGCTTATCGACGAGTTCACTCCAGCCGACAGGAACGCTCAATTTTAGTCGATTAGATTCTGCAAAGATAGTCAGTCAAACCATGGTGATTACTGATCCTATATACGCAGTCAACTACAACATACTTCGTATTGAAAATGGTATGGCCGGTCTTATCTATGCAAATTAAAATACATACTTATATTAAATGGTTAAAAACATACCGACCATCGAGCGGTCTACCAAAATCCGGTTTGGTAAACACGCTACGGATGACCAGGCTGAAAACACGATTGTTTTTAATGCCTCTAATGTTGCTATAGACGCTTCATCTGCAGGGGGTGTTTATGTAACACCTATGCGAACAGTTGATCCATCTTCACCAGAAATAACAGTTTTGAGTTACAACACCGTCACGAAAGAAATAGTCAACTCTAATACAGCAAGTGCTGATTTATTTAACTCAAATTTACATTTCGTGAGTCAGAGGGGTAACGTCACGTCTAATACTTTACAATTCACAAACCCAACGACCGCTTTTATAACAACCGGGGGTGTTGGTATAGGTTCTTCCGTTTCAATAGACCCTAATGCGGATAATAAAATTCAAGTTTCTGGAACTATCAAGACAGGTACACTTCACGCGGATAATATAGGTATATCAAATACTTCACCCACGCATGCATTAAGTTTAGGTAATGAGGGACAACTTCGTTTGAATGTACCTACAGGTTCTATATATGCACTTGAAACTGTCGGTAATGTTAGTGCACAAAACTATATAGGGGATGGTGGACTTCTTTCAAATGTAACTTTACAAACTGTTACGGATAAAAGTAATATTACATCAAATACACTCCAACTTACAAATCCAACAACATCACTCAAGGCATATAGTAATATAATTGTCGATGGTAAAATTACGGTAGGTACACCTATAGAAACGACTAGTGGTGGTACGGGTCATGATACTTATATACCAGGTACAATACTTTATGGTACAGATACAGGAACATCACTCGGACGACTCGTTCCTGCAGGTTCTAATCAAGATGCCGGTAAATTTCTTCGACTTGATGCTAGTGATATACCCGAATGGGCAGAAGTTCCACTAACTCTTGATGCCGTTCTCGGGGATACAACCGCGGTTTCAGATGGGTCTATGAATTTAACAGGTACAGATACAACAATAACGACCGCTGGTAAAATAAAGGCCGTCATGTTTGAAGGACTTGGTTCTGAACTTGACGGTATTAATGCAGCTAATGTAGCACCACTTACCGGGACATTCACAACCTCTGTTTTACCCGTCGTACCCGTAACCAAGGGTGGTACAGGTTTAAATTCAGTCTCTACCGGTGACATACTATACGCAACAGGCACTGATCAGATTGGGAATCTTCCTAAGGGGACTGCAAATAAAGTTTTACAAATGGATTCGGGTGCAACTATACCTGAATGGACATCGACAATAACGGGTGCTACACTCAGTGGTCCAACATTAACCGGGGCAATTACAATCCCCGGATTAAGTAATAACAAGATTCCGTTTACGAATGGGTTAGGAGAATTAGTATCGGATACAAAGCTCCAATTCGATGGTGTAAATACAATGACGGTTGGGTCTAATCTTACAATCTCGGGTAATTTACTCGTACAGGGAAACACCACGTTTCAACATACACAGAATCATACTATTTCCGATCCACTCATTGAGTTAGGTAACGCGAACGCGAGTGATACTATAGATTTGGGTGTTATAATGACGCGTCCGACCTCAAATGTAGTTGCTGGATACATGGGCGACGAGAAAAAATACGTTATCGCGTATACACTCAGTGATCCACTTAGTCCTCATATCGTTCCTACGAACGCGACGTCGGATCAATTCATGACTTTGAGTGTTGAAGGCGGTAATGTTTTGGCGGGTAACGTTATCACGACTTCACCTATAGAAATGTCTAGTGGTGGTACCGGTTTAACTTCTGTAGCACAAAACGAATTGTTATTAGGTCCAGCATCTGGAACTACTTTGACTAAACTTCCACCTTATAATACAGATGCTACTAAAAAATTCCTTAGAAGTAATAATTCTGGGGTAACATGGGACGACGTTTCTTCGACTTTACAAGCAATTACAGATGGAGGGACAACGACATCACACACCGTCGCGTTTAATAACCCGAACACAGGTTTAACATCCGCGGGTGATATTGGCATTGCATCGACGAAACAAATCGATTACACTGGTGATGTTTTAATTAAATCGTCTGCAGGTGCAGTAGCATCTTTGAAAGTAGATAACGCGATAAAACTTGACCCTTCTCATGCATCACCTTCGAATAACGTTTTATCTTTCAACACAACAACAGGTGAAATCTACGATTCAGGGGGGCAAGGTGGTTCAACACTCGCTAATATAATCGAGGAAGGTGCAAATGTAGCAATTGGCCCATCAGCGGCATCCGCAAATCTTACAGTAAATACATACGGATCTAACGTACTCACGGTTTCGGGTAATGTTTCAGCGGATATCATTACAATAGGCTCCTTAAATGTCGCCGCATCACCATTTGCATTAGATGATGTCGTGAGTGTTAATGCAGGTGCAAATGTAACAGCAAATGTTCTTACATTAGGTGGTCTTGTTACATCAGGGAACGTTGATGCGAGTAACATTATAGTGTCAGGTAATACCACATCACAAAACATAAAATTAACCAATACGGATATTTCTGCAACTATATCTTCAGGGACAATAACAATTGATGCGAGAGAAAAGTCGTATGGTACAGCACCACTCGTCGTTTCAACAACTGATGTTTCGAATCTTGTATTCTCAAATCTTATAACGGGTGCACAAATTGTCGTACCTATACTCGCGAGTGGAGGTGATATAAATATTTCGAAAGAGTTGACGAATGTAAATTTTTATGCAATGACGACCGATGTTTCAATTACCCAAGACAAACATGCACTCATGACATTATCGAATGTATCTGGAAATATTTATATGAATGCGATTGGATTTGCTTAGGTTAAAAAAATAAAACCTTAGTATAATATAAAATATGTCTGGAGGTATTGCTCAACTCGTTGCCGTAGGTGCCCAAGATGCGCATCTCGTCGGCCAACCTGAAGTTTCTTTTTTCAGGTCCAACTATAAACGTCACACAAATTTCGCCCAAACTGTTGAGAGACAGGTTATCCAGGGCAACCCATCCACGGGTGGTATGTCGACCGTCAGGTTTGAAAGAAAAGGGGATATGGTCGGGTATGTCTATATCGCCCCAAATGATGGTACGAAAGCTATAAAATTTTCGCCAGCCGATTGGGTCAACGCTATTTCCAAAGTTGAACTTCTCGTTGGTGGACAAGTCATCGACGAACAAACATCTCAATTCTCGCAATACATTGCGCCATCTGTATTAGCACAAAACTTAACTAAATCTACTTCCGGGTTTGCTGAGGCGGCTGAAAGTAAGTTTTACCCACTCAGGTTTTCGTTTTGTGAAAACGCTCAAACCGCAATTCCATTGATCGCTCTTCAATACCACGATGTGGAATTGAGAATTACTTGGGGTACACTTTCAACTGAAAAATACGAAATCTACAGTCAATTCATTCACCTCGACACGGACGAGCGTACCGCTTTGTCTTCCACACCACAAAACATGCTTATCACACAAACACAAAAAGCTATCGCCTCCGGTTCCAAAATGCAGGAACTCAACTTTAACCACCCAATTAAGTGTTTGGTAGCTGCAGATGGGAGTGCTCTCTCTATTGCAGCAGACGCAAATAAAATGAAACTCCAAATCAATGGTACAGATGTTGCCGATTTCAAATATGTTGATCCAAACTACACCGCGGTCACTTCGTATTACCACACCACATCTTCGAAAGATGCTGGTGCAGCCGGTGAAAATGACAAGTTCTTCTTGTACCCATTCTGTCTCGACACGTCCAAGGTTCAACCAACGGGTTCGCTCAACTTTAGTAGACTCGATTCGGCGAGACTTGTTAACGATACCGCCAACTCGCACAATGATATCTACGCCGTCAACTACAACATCCTCCGTATCGAAAATGGTATGGGTGGTTTGATGTATTCCAACTAATTTAATTTATCCATTTATTATAAATGTTTTGGCAATTAATTTTTCTCGTAGCATTTGTCTTTGTTATAACGTATGACCCAAAATCAGGTACTTTAGATCATTTAGTCGGTAAAAAACCAGAAAAACCTCCCCAGAATGCAGAGTGTAAAGAAGGGCATTACCAGGAGATCCAGTTTGGAAAAATGGGGTACCCGTGTCCAACCGAAAAGAAAACGCACATGGGTGCGATTATAGGAACTTAAAAAATTAGCTCGTAATTTTATATATAAAATGTTTACATTCGATCGCGATACCGCGACTATAGTTGCCGTGCTCATGTGTATTGTTGCCACAATGTACATGTACAGAGAACTTAATAAAACGAAATCGGAAATGGATAATGTGAAAGGATTTTATGGAAACCTCATGACACATTTATCCAGACCACCACCAAAAGTGAAATCTGTACCAGTTGTAGAAACAGAAAAAGAGGAAGTTTTAGAAACCCAAGTTGATGAGGATGAAGAAGAATCTTCAGAATAATCATCTTATTCAATTATAACTTGCAAATAAGCAATGAAAAAATATAAAGCAATTGCAGTCCCCGTCACTTTTATAGGTGATAAACCACGATTTCTCACTGTCCGGGATCGAAGATTCAAAGATTGGATTTTCGTCACCGGAGGGTGTAGGCGAAGGGAAATTCCAAATCCCATTAGATGTGCTTTGAGAGAACTTGAAGAAGAAACCAGGGGAGTTGTTTCTTTGAAAAAAGGTGAATATACAGAATTTAAGTTTGTAGTAACGGAAAGTCCAGGAGTGGAACTCGAATATAACGTTTACGTGTTTTTCGTAAACTATACCATGCAGGAACAGGCTGAACTTATACGTAAGTTTAACGATGAAAAACAGAAAATGAATCTCCGTAAGATTCAGAAACAGCCCATCAAGAGAACACACGATGAAAATGATTTCATGAATTTTGAAACGCTTTCAGAGTTCAGTACTAAAAAACAATGGGATCGTATTGTTAAGAACGTACTTAACAATCCAGAATTTTACGCGTGTGTAACTTCTCTCGATAGAAAAACCTTCTCTATTAAATAATGAAGTCTAAGAACTACATTTTATCCCAAATACGTGAGCTTCTCATTGAAAGGCACGCATATACATCAGAAAGAGCGGAAAGGTACGTTGAATTACACAAAGAGGATAAAGTTTATGAACTCCTCGTTTTAAAGAAAAATTTATCAGAAGAAGAAAATTATCCAGAAGTCTCATATAGACGCTCTATTTGGCGTCACGAGTATGAAGATGAATAAACAGTATAAAAAGATAAATAGATTAATAGGTAAGTATGTTTAAACGTTGGTGTAAAGACCAAGGTTTTGCTAATAACTCCGATTTATCACATGTGCTCATGGACGGTGGCGTCCTCTCCGTGCCATTTGATAAATTGAATGACTTTTACGAAAAATGTGTAGAAGTATATAACTCCGGTGAAAAGATATTTGTCGTTGAACAGAAAACGGAAAATTACAATTTTTTCATGGATCTTGATTATAAAGATGATGAAGAAATGTCATTTGAACAGATTAAGAGTGTATGTAAAGTCATATGTGACAAGGTCTCAAAGTTTGGTGGTAAAGACGCTTTGATATCTGTCGCTGAACCTAAACCCATAGACACACTCATAAAAACAGGTATACATATAAACTGGCCGGGTTTTGTTGTAAATAGATCATCTGCATTAGGTATCAGAGATCATGTTATAAATACGTTAAACTTGGCCTACGGATCACGTGATTGGAAAGATATTGTTGATATTTCAGTCTACGGTAATAATTCACGTAATACGAAAGGAAGTGGGTTTCGTATGCCTTGGTCCCATAAAAAGGGAAAACACGAAGTGTGTTCCGGTCAGGGATGTGAGTTATGTAATAACACAGGTAAAGAAACACAAAGTGAATATTTACCCATATTTATATACAAACATGGTCCTTCATCCACATTACAAAAGACCGAACAAAAACCATCCGTTGACATATTACATATGGCAACATTACGTACACAAAGCATGGAACCGGTTATCATAGAAGGAACTCGCGAAGAACCTACATTTACAACATTACAAACTAAAAATGAGTTCAAGGACCAAGAGGCTCGTTTACTCGTCGAAGCATTCGTTCGTAAAAATGTAGAAGGACAGACTACCGCATCAATCACTAAAATGTTTAAATATAACAAACAGTTTCTCGTCTCAACAAATTCTAAATATTGTGAAAATAAAAAATGTAATCATAATTCCAATCACGTATGGTTTCATATAGTAGGTGATACTATAGCCCAAAAGTGTTTTTCGACTACGAACGTACTAAGACAGTATGGGTTTTGTAAGGATTTTTCGGGGAGACGACATCAACTCTCTAAAAAAATAACGGACATTCTTTACGAAGATGGTAAAGTTGAAACGTATACACCGAAAAAGAAAGTTGTTGTAGAACCAGAACAGAACTTACTCGAAAAATTCATAAAAAAGTATATCGTTAAAAAGGAAACGTTCGTCATAGAATCACTCAAACGTGAAGGTGTTAAGAAATATACTGTAACCACAAAGGAAATATGTGACACGTGTAAAGAAACGATTTCATTCAGTATACTTAAAAGTCATATACAACAGGTGTGTAAATGTAAGTGTCGCGCACATAATCTTACAGATAAAATTGTTAGTACTTTATAGAATGTTAGCTGTAATATTAATTGCACTCGTTGTATATTTGGCATCATCTTTAATAAAAAAAGATACAGGTACAAAACATATAACTAAACTCATACGTGAAACTTTACCGTACTCAGGATTAAATGAAGTTTTATACAAAGAATTTTTAGCCAATATAAACATGGCCATAGAATATAAATCACATACAGAAGTTTCAGAAAAATTATTAAACCGTGCACTTGAAAACTTACGAGAACTCGCATTATATACCGTTTCTACTGATACAAGTGTTATAGAAGAGTTAGACACGTTAGCGAACAGTATAAACGCTGAATTTAGCCTTGTTTTAATAAATGAATCAATTAACGCTGCGTAATGTATTTAAAAGAATAAACATACATTACTTTATAATGACAAAAACAATTGTTTCTACACGTACACGTTCAGGGAGGATCTCAAAGGTTCCAGAACGCTTAGACCCACTCGAAGATCTTCCAGAAGATGATTTTTCTGACGATGATTACGAAACCGAATCGGAAATAGAAAGTGATATTGATCTTCTTCAAACAGATGATGAGGATGATTTTGAAGATGACGATAGTGATATGGACGAAAATGGCAATTTAAAAGGGTTTGTTGTTGATGAAGAAGAAGATGAGTAATATAGAGCTTAAAAAAATAGGTTTACATTTTATAAATGGAAGCTGAAGTTGGTACACCTATAAACTATAATCCGGACGATTTTATGAGTAAAGAAGAAGATCATCAACCGGATGAACAAAAACCAGAACCGGAAAATAACGAACAGTATTATTTTCCGCCACCGCAACAGTATTATGAACCGTACCCACAACCAACGCAAAAGGAAGATATATTTACAAATTTAGATAAAACGGCGTATATTATTATATTTGTATCCTTTATTTTAGGTTTTTTTATGGGTAAGACTATGCAACCGGTCATTCTTAGACCCGGATAGGTTTACCTCTAACCCACAAATGTTCAGACGACGTTTGTTGTCCTTCAAAATCACCAATAGGACCAATTTTTGATCCCGTAAAATATGCACGACTTACAACGAGTGGGTCTTTTAGTATATCTTGTGCGACATCAGACGCACTCACATTTTCAGTACCCGATTTACTTTTTCGATCTTCATACAATCGTAAAAATAAACCGACCATGGCTAAAACAATAATAATGGTGATTATATTTAGTATAATACTCAACATTCTTACATTTATATAACAAATTTATTTAGATTCTACCTCTTCACCTTCCTCGACTTCTCCTTCACCTTTAGTATCCTGGGCTTCCGTAGACGACTCAGACTTTTCCTTTTCAAACTTTTCCATTGCTTCAACTGAATTGAACCCCTTATCAGCCGCCTCTTTTTCGAGAGCCGCTGTCGCCTCAGCTTCACGTTTTTCCTTTCTTTCTTCAATTTCCTTAGCAACAGTGGCGTCTGCTTCCTTAACAAGTTCTTCCATTGGTGTATCAGGTTTTTCCTTTTGGAGACGTTCAAGAACTTCAGCTGGGTGACTGATTGGTGGTTCATCAGGTTTCGTATAATACTTCGAGTTTTCATCACCTGGTTTCGTAAACGTAGATGCGCTTTCGACCATATCACGTTTACGTTCTGCAAACATGTGTGCCGCTTGTGCTTGATTTTCTTTGTATCCAGACATGAGTTCTTCAAGTTTTTCATTCGTATAATGAACGTCTTCGATCTTTGTCGGATCTGGTGGGATTAACAACCATTTATACATATCAACAACGTAAATATCGAACGTCGCATCTTCTTTTTGAAGACGTTTAGCGTGCGATGCAGCCTCATCTCTAGAATTAAATGCACCCCGGATCTTAATTCCAAACTTATCGTTCTTTTGTGGTGCTTCCGGTCCTACGACGGAAAGGCATGCGTATAATTGACCAGGAACGGTCGTGTAATCTTGTTCAAGAGTTGACATTGTTTTATATGATTATATAGTATCTTCTGTTTAAGCCTCTTATACTTAGGTTTTATATTTAATATATTTTATTAGTGTGTATTCCATTTAAAAAAGAAAAGCTATTACAAATAAATGGAGGAGATACGTAAGTACCATAACGAGTCTAAGCGTCTCCTCATCCAATCGGCTACCCGCGAAGGCGA